TGCAATGTGTGGACATCCGTCAGAAACTCCGATAATCGGCTTATATGATAAACTAGGTACGTTTGCTTGCACTTTAGTTATTAATCCATTTTTTGCAATTCTATTTTTTATCGCATTACGAGTAAATGCAAAATCACCAGTTCCGTCTGTCGGAAAAGTAGAATAAATTTTACTAGCCTTAACGCTTGTAGGCTGTAATAAAAAAACTGCATCATCTAAAATTGACATATTTTTATTTTTTTAACCATTTATCTAAAAGTCTTCTAGCAAAACTTCTAAATCCTAGAACATCAATAATAATAGCTGCTAATACATACTTATACCATTTTGGTAATTGGTTTAAATTTTCGTAAGAAACCTTAATGTCTTCTGATAAATTAACAAAATTATTTTCTTTGTAGGCTATTATAAAAGGGGTTACAGTTGCTAAAATAACTGGTATTAAAAATAAATAGGTTATTACCTCATCCTTTAAACTGTGCTTTTTATCTTGTGCAGTAATTAAATCAATTTGATTATCACTATCAGTATTAGATAAGATTCTATCTACTTGTGCCTTTGTTTGTGCCTCTATGATAGAGTGTTCTTGTTGTACTTTTAGTTTTTTTAACTCTGCTCTGTTGTTTAAGGCGTCTTTCCCGATACCTAAAATGTTTCCTAAAATTTGTAGTACCTTCATATTAATATGTCCATATTACTTCTTGTGATTTATCATAATCCATATCAACGTGAATAAATGCATCTGCAATACCTATCCTTGTAAAACCAACGCTTATAAGAGACTCAATTATCTTAAACCTTGTTATGCTATCAGTTGCTTTTATATCTACAGCTAGTCCTTTTATATGGCTTGAACTAGGATTTTTTATAGATAGTGGATGCTCTGGACTTCTATAAGCTGAATTGATTGAGAAAGGTATTCCAGCAAACTCTCTCGCTTCATCTAATTTAGATAAGAAATCCTCATCCATATTTTGCTCTATTTTTTTAAAGTATTTACTCATTTAATTAAATAAATTTATTATTTTCCAAACTGCACCACCTATAAAAGTTAGTAAAGTCACGCTAATTGCAACCTTACCAGCAGTAATTTTTTCTTTTAATTCTATTTTATCTACTCTATCCGAAATAACTCCAACTTCATAAACCAATCCTTTTTTGTCAGTCTTTTTATCATTCTCTAAAATGTCTGAAATTCGTTGATTAAATAGTTCTTGCTTGTTAAAAAAATTAGAAAAATCAGCTGCCATCCTATACTGAATTGCTGCCATTGCTTTCTGTTCTTCTCTTATTTCTGAAATGATTTCTTTTTGTGTCATATTTTTTTAATCTTCTGCACCCCTTTTATATCCAAAAAATTGATGCGTTGCAGTTCCGTTAGGAAATACTTTATATTTGTCTATATCCACAATATCGGTAGTCATTATATCATAAGCGACACCATCGTAGTAAATTGGAGGTGTTATTTCGTGTCCGTCTTTATCATAGGTTGCTGGAGTCTTTACCACTTTACCAATGTAAACAACTGCTTTTGTGCCATTGATATACTGCATTGATGTAACTCCTTCTTCTGTTACTTGTTGCCATACACCTTTATCGATTAAGACTTGTTTACCTTGTTGTTCTGTATCAAATACTGTCTTGTAAATGTTCATTATTCAAATGGATTTATGCCGTTATCTAATAAAACTTTTGCCCAATCTTGCTCATTGTCATAATAGTCAATTTCAATCCAATGTGTTTCCATACATTGACTAGGCAAAATTGAGCCATATGCTTTTATTTGTGTTCTATTGCTATCCCAACAGATAAACCAAGTTTCTGGAACTGGATAACAAACAATTGTATTTTTTAATTCTTTTAATTCAGCCATAATTATATTTTAAGCAATGCCTCCGTCTGTTATTGTCCAGTTAAAATTATTAATTAATGATGTTCTTGCTGTTTCTGCTGCTCCTCCTCCAGTATATTCTGAATTACCAAAGTTTATGCTTATAGATGGTGTGTATCCACTACCATTTGGAAATGCTGCTTGCAATGTTGCCTCCCAACCAATTAAAATAGCATCGTAATTTGAGGTTGAAAAAGTAGTGTTTTTAGCAAAGTTTGTAAAATTTGTTACGTTTGCAATATCCCAAGATGACAAGTTTTGGTCAAAAGATGTTGAACCAAAAAATGTATTAGCCATATTAGTAACATTGCTAACATTCCAAGAACTTAAATCCTCGTTGTAGTTTGTTTGTCCTCTCAACATACTAACAATATTAGTAACACTACTCATATCCCACGAACCTAATCCACTAACTGGAGTAGATGGTGCAGTTGCTCCACCTCCAAAAATTAAAAAAGCAGCGCTAAAACTTGTAACATTGCTAACATCCCACGTTGATAAATTAGCAGATAAAGAAGAACAATTCCTAAATGAATTTGAGATATCTGTAACATTTATAAGATTTGGAGCATCTGTAAACGAACCAACTAAGTTTGAGCATCCAAAAAAAGAACTTGCAAAACTTGACCAAACAATATTACCCCATTGTTTTATATCAATTAATTTATCTTTATCAACTCCGTTATTAATGTTAATTCTAGGAAAATCTCCACTTATACTTACATCATAATCTCCAGCAGTAGCAAAAGTTATTGCTTGACTTCCAGTAACTCCAGTAAAAGTTTGAGCATCTGATGTGCTTATATCATAATTGTAGCCACCCCCAGTCGTTGGTATTGTGATAGTTTCATTAGATGTTGTCGTTCTCCAAGTTGTAATAAAAGATGTTGTATCTCCACTTGAAAAAACTAAATTAGCTCCTAGATAGGCTTTTATTATCTCGGTAGCACCAAGATATCCTTTTGAAATTGATACACCTCCTAGCTTTAAACTCATATTATCCGTTTATTATATAAAATGTTGTCGCTACTGGACTTCCAGCATCATACTCTGATTGTGTTAAACTAACAACATTATAAACTAAATCACTTCCAGTTGGCTCTGATATAGTTTTTGAATTAATAGTATTAACTTCTGCACCAGCATCAATGCCTCCTAGCTTTGTACTTGAAGCACTATCAAAAGAAATTTTAGCAGTATTTGCTACAACATCTGTATTTGCAGATACTAAAGACTCTGTATAACCTACCTTTGAATTGTTTGTAGTTATATCAGTTGCTTGTTGTGTAGTTATACCAACCTTTGCAGTATTTAAATCGATCTCAGATTGTTTAGATATTAAATCATCTGCAATTGATACAAGATTAGTACCAACTCTAAGAGCGGTATTTGCATTAGTTGTTGTTTCATCTCTTATAACAATTGCGTCGCTTTTTATACTCATAATTTTTAATTAAATGTTGTGTCAAATGTTAATCCAAATACATTTATTTGCTCAACTAATTGCTCTACTTTGTTTGAAATTTCTATTATACCACGAAAATAAGTATAATCTTTTAAATCGTCTGTGATATAAGAAACGCCCTCATTTACGCTAGTGTAAACCTTAAAGTTATCGCTAGACAAATCAATATAATTCGCCGACCTTGTTCGTACTTGCTCTAGGCATTTAGATACCATTAAATTAGTGTCTAAATCTCCGCCATCGTCTGAGTAAAATTTGCTTATACATTCGATTCTTGTAATGACCTCAGTATTAAAAGAGGATTGGTTTTCGTCTGTTTCGTTTGTAGATACAGAATAAACTCTAATTAACGGATATGTGGCGCTCGTTGGTATTCTGCCGTAAATTGGAACATTAACACCGTCAATTGTTACAGCTCCGGTTAGTTTATTAATTATCGCCTTTCTTACAAATCTAATAGGATCTAACATATTATTTTATTGCCTTTTTAATTTGAATCTCTAAGCGATTCAATAATTTTTTTAATCCTATTCTAGCCGATCCGAAAAAAAACGGCTGAGGTTTCATAAATCCGTCTGTTTTGCCTTTAAATTGGGCCGCGTAACTCTTCGGTATTCCAAGCTCTAGCATATCTTCAAAATTTACAAATCCACCAGTACCAAACTCAACGTAAGGAGCGTATTTTGCGCCAGCAATTACCTCAACGCTTTTGCCTTGCTTTTCTGACCTTATAGATTGTCCTAATGTTCCTCCTCCGCTTTTACTTTTCATTGTTGGCGCTTTCTTTTTTGCAATTCTAGCAATATCTAAACCCGCAGCGCCTAACTCATTAGATAGAACTTTGCTATCCAGTAAAGACAATTTGTTTAATTTTTGTCTTAATTGAGTTAAATCCTTTTGGTCTATTTTTATACTATTGCTCATTCAGACTTTGTCGCTAACAATTTGGAGTAAAAATCTAAGTCAAACTCAAACTTTTCATTAATTCGGTATTTTTGTGATCCGTTTTCTAAAATAAAGATATCGCCTATATTAATTAAATCGGCGGTATTTTTACGGACTTTTATCTCTATTTGCGTGTCTTGTGTTCTTTTGCCTAGTTTGTCGCTTATAACTCCGCCTATTTGCGTTAAATTACACCATACAGTAGCTATGTTAGTTAAAGTAGAATTAAATCCACCAAATCCGTCAGATACTTTTGTAAGTCGCTGAATTGTTATTTTAGAATTTAATTTACCGGCATCCATTAAATAAACATTGTTTTATAGGATGTTAATATGCTAGTTGTGGATGTTGGTATTTCTTGCACTATTGTACCGGTCTTAAAATCTGACCTATTATCGTAATAGGTAGAAATTAACTGTAACATAGCTTGTTTAATTAGCGCGTCGTTTATACCGCTAGTTATGTAAGTGCTTTTAACGTTTTCGGCCGAAGATGAATCTAGTTCTATAGTTTCATTGTCTAAACCTAAAATTTCGTAATCTGTTGTAGCTGTTCCGTCTATTGTTATTTCTGAAATACTAGCAATTGGCCCGAAAGGTAAATCGTAAACGCCGTTTGTATGGCTTAAATAGTATGTTCTATTTTTTGCTACTATATCTTTAGAGATGTAATTTTCGCACCAAATACGCGCTTGTGTAATCATAGCCGATATTATAGTATCGTCTGAGCTTGTATCTATACGAACATAGTCTTTAACTTCTTGAGTTGTTAATAGTTCCGATCCAGTAGTTGAGTTTATTTTAATCTCTCGCCTCATCTTTTTTGATTTCTGTAAATTCAACTTTTAGCTCCTTGGTTTCAAAAGGCGTTTTATTTTTCTTTTTAGCAATTTTATCGCCTAAACCTTTTTTAATCCAATTTTTAGCAATGTTATCAGGTAAATCTATTGTATCGCCTTCATTGTATCTTTTGCCATCTCGTAAAAGTGTTTGTAAAATAATTATTTTCATAATTTTAATTTGTGTAAAGATAAAAAAAAAGCACCACATTAAAATAGTGGCGCTTTTAAACAAAAAACAAATAGAAACTTAAACTATTTCAAAGTTATTAAAAAATTTTAAATACTTTTTAGACGATATTTCTAAAGACTTTGGTACGTCTTTATTTTTAAAAATAAAAAACCCTTTTTTTTGTTGTGAGTAGATTGCAAAATAATCGACGTCTTTTTTAGTGTATGATTTACCGGCATTATCGCGTAGATGTACTCGTTGCCTCGGTCTATGCTCTTGAACTGACTTAATTTGTATTTTAAACAATCCTTTAGGCGTTTGCACTATGCAATCGTAAGGAGATGAGTTAAGCAAAGGAAAAGATACGTAATAGCCTTGCTCCATTGCCTTAGTAGCAAATTTGTACTCGGCTAAACATCCGATTTGATTAGTGTCCATTTTTCAAAAATACGAATAAAAAAAATTAATCATTATCAGCTACAAATTTGCAACCAAATAATTTTATTATTTTTCTATGCTTTTTAACTCCGTTGTAGGATAGTTTATTGTCTTTCGCATATTGGCTGATGCTTTTTAGATTGGCATATACATTTAAGCGTTCAAAAAGTTGCACTACATCTAGCTCATCTTCGCAAATTTTTTCATAAACATACTTTTCTAATTTATCTAAATGCCTTTTATTTACTGGGTTTATCATTGGTTCAATTTTTTGAATGAAGCATAATAGTAGTTAGAGTTAATTAAAAATTTTCACCAAGTTCTTTAAGTGCTAACCTAAATGCAGTGAATTTATTTTTACTATACCCAAACCCTATGTTGTAATCCTTTCCGTAAACTTGGCAAAACCAACCAAATCCGTGTTTTAAATCCCAACCTTTTCTTAACCAAGTAGTTCTGTTTTCTGCTCTATGTATCATAATATTTATTTTTGGTTTATTTTAAACTAACAATAACAACGTGTATAGCACATTAAAACGATGCCATACACAATACAGTTGTAAGTAATATTGTTTTAACGTTTTATCCCACAGTTATCGCACCTAACAATGTCTTTGCTATCAATTTCGTTTTTTGTTTCGATACTACAGTTAAAACAAAACTCCGTACAACAACGTGTATAATTAATTTTTGCTTCTAGCCATTTCATATACTTAAAGTTATCATATCCGTTATTTAAAGTATCTAATTCATAAGCCTCTAAATTTGTTTCTTTTTTATATTGTTCTTCTAATGTCATTGCTTTTTTATTTAATTTATTAATAATCTATTCAAAACTAATCATACACAAATCAGTTGGTAACAATTGCTAAAAAAGCCACTTACTCGGTCGGCTTACTCAATCCCTTAAAAATGTGAGCGATTACATCAACAGTCCACCCATTTCCCAACATCTTATATCTTTGAGTGTTGCTTACACAGTCTGTGTAATTGTCAGGTACATTTTGCAACCTTTCACACTCTAAAGGACTAAGGCATCTTAATTTTCCACCATCAAACACATTAGTCATACCATTTGCCTGTGCTAACTTATATGATGTAGCTAAAATACAACCGCTTTTTTCGTTTCCAAGCCTTGTATTCTTTATCGTTCTGTTTCGGCTTGCTGTTTTTTCGCTCAAGAAACTCCTGCTATTCGGCTTAATAATATCATTTAAAAATATACTCTTATCTTTTGGTTGTTTTATGTTCGGTATATTAGTCCAATATAGCCGTTTGCGTTCTTGAGCTGAAACCAAAGAACTACAAATTTCTATAGGTTCAACTCCTAATAATTTTGTAATAACTTGTTCCTGCTCTTTTTTCATCTTCACGTTTTCAAGTAAAAAATATTTAGGTTTTAAAAAGTTTTTAGCTTTTACAAAGTCAAAAAACAATTTACTTCTTGGGTCTTCAAAATTTAATTGTTTACCCGCAAAACTAAATCCTTGGCAAGGGCTTCCACCTATTAATACATCTATCTTAGGTAAAATACTTAAATCAGTATTAACAACACTTCCCATTTGTTTGGTGTTTGGGTAATTCTTTTGCGAAACCAAATTAGCGTATTTATCTATCTCATAAGAGTAATAGTTATTTACTTTTATTTCAGCCTTATCCAAAGCCAACATTCCGCAGTTCATTCCGTTAAAATAACTTACTACATTTAATCCTTTTTTCTCACTCATAAGGGTTTTATTTTTTATCAAAAATAAGTGGCTTTTTTAGCAACAGTAACCAACAACGTATATAATTTATTGCTGCTTACTACTTATTTTTAAGTTAATTATTATTTATTTTATTTCTGTTTAATTCTAAAGTTTTGGTTTATCTAATCGCAACAAACCATATACAAATAAGTTAGCCACAATTATTTGCTTTTTAAATACACATCTACAACGTTTTCTGTAATTTCAGCGTTTGGGCTTGTCCACATACTTTGTTGCCATTTATGAAAAGCAATTAACAGTTCACGTTGTTGGCTAACACCAGATAAAATTAATTGCTCTTTTAGTGCTTGTTTATCAAGTTGTAGTTTTTTAATTAGTTTTCTATTTGCTGTATCTTGCTTTTTTAAACTTTCGTAATGGCTTATTTCATTTTGTGTCATTTGTTTTTATTTATTTTGTTAAGTTATTAATTAACGCAACTAACCTTAACCATATACGTTATGCATAATATTTTTACTTTAGGCTTCATTTCCAAGTGAAGCAATCCAAGTAATTACCAAGCTAAAAAACACTATTACAAGCCTAAAAAATCTATCCCACTTTAAAATATCAAAATTATTAAGTACAAACATACTTGTAAGCGTAATTAAGGTAAAAATACATATGCATAACACCATATATAAAAAACACTTACCAATTATACTTTTAAAAAACTCATTCATAATATTTAAGTTTTATTTATTAAATTTATTACTAATTTACGCAACTAATCATACCCACATACGTTGTAAAACATATTCGGCAAGTTTTTTCTCACCTTCTTTATTTGCTTCATCATAAGTGTTAAATCCAACCTTAGAAAAATAAATATTATAACCCCTTATTTCATAGGTATATTCAGTTTTCCCTTCAAATTCATAATCACTTATAGTTAATTTTGGTTTATTTTTCTTTTCTTCCATAATAATACGTTTTATAACAACAAATATAAAAAAATATTTTTAATTAAAAGAAAAATTTTAATTTTAAACCAAAAAAAAAGGCCTAGAAATTAATCTAAGCCTTTTTAAATAAATTATTTTATTTATTAAGGAGTCTCTAAAGCTGCTTGAGCAGTAGCAAAAGTTCCTTTTACAAACGCATTAGGTAGGTAGTTTGTAAGTGCGATCCTTTCAGATACTCTTACAGTTACAAATCCATCTCTTACGTTAGTTCCGTCTTCTCTAAAAAATTCAACATTTACGCCTTGACGTACCCATAATTGAGTACCTACTGAGAAGTTTCCTATTAAGAAATCTCCAGCAGCTATAGCGCTGTTTAATACAACTCTTACGCCCATAAATACCGGCGTTAAACCTCCGTAAACTTGGTCTTTAAGATAGTTGTTAGTAGTATCTTTTAACAATAGTATTTTATGAAAATCAGTAGGATTTAATAAAATAGTATCAGCGTTGTAGTTTAACAAAGCTAATTGATTTAATGAAGCAACTATTACATCGAATTGATTAGCAGACTCTACAGTATCTGCATAATCTCCAGCAGCAAAAGCCGGAGCAGAGTTTATAATGCCTCCTAAATCGTTACCACTTAAAATGTTAACATCTTCAACCTCTAGCAATTTCTCAGGCGCTCTAGCCGATAAATAAGATGTTAATTGAGGAGTATCTGCAAGCATTTCCTCAGAAATACGGAAGTAAGTTCCGATTTTCTTAACGTTTGCGTTTACTGCTGTCATATCAAAGTCAGACTGTGCAAATGTAGCACCCTCGGCAGTTATTGCAGCAGCGTTGGTATATCCTGACTCTTTTACATATCGAACCACATCGCTTTGAGTTGATCCGATAGACAATAATTGTCTAATGTGTACCGGTCTTGTTGGATCAAATTTATATCCTGGCACTCTATCTGCTGCGATTACCTCTCCGGTAAAATCAGCGCCTACAGTCATATCGGCTTTTATTTCAAATCTTGCGCTTTGTGAATGTCCTTTTTTAAGTCCATCAATTGCGCCATTTTCTAAAGCGTCTTTTAAAGCGCTTTTAAACGATACTTGTTTTTGGCTATTGAATTGCTTTTTATTAGCAACTTCAAAAGCATCAAAACGCTCGTTAAATTTAGTTGTGATTTCAGCAACTTCGGATTTTACAATCTCGCTTGCTTTTACTTCGATTGAGTTTACTACCTCAACATTTGATTTTTCAATCTTAGCGTCAATTGACTTTGTAATATTGTCAATCTGACCTTTTAATTCTTCGTTCATTTTTTTTATTTTAACGAATTATACAAATAGTTTAATACTTCGGAATCATTGGATTTTACCTCAACATTCGGCGAAGTGACTGCATTTGTCGGCTTCGTGAACTCTATAAATAACGATTTCAATTTTAATACCTCAGCTTCTAAAGCGTACCCCATCTCGTCAGAAATTTGGCCCTTTCTTAGCAATTTTGAGAGGTTATCATACCTCTTTGATAGTTTTTCTAAATCTACATTTCCTTTTACGTCTAATATCAACGCTTGGTCGTTAGCTGCCAAAGTAACGGCGCTAATCTCATATAGTTTTACTTCGTTTATTTCTCTATAATCGGCTTTGTTTTGCTTTTGTATTGGCAATATACCGACACTATTTTCGGTTATTACTCCGGACTTCATAAGCTCTACAACGTCTTTACCTAGTTGCGTTTTAGCAATTTCAGCAACAAAAACAAGTCCTTTTTCATCTTCATACAATTCGGTCATTTTACCGATTGGCTGATTCATATCGTGCTGGTATAAATATTTTACACGTGATCCGTTCTCAGCGATTGTCTTTTTATATGCGCCTTTAGTTATAATATCATTGTCAGAGTCTCTATTTCCAAAAATAGAGCCATAGCCTTTAATTATACCGGCCTTTTCGTCTGCATCTATTAACTCTCCTACTGGCGCTTGCTTATATAAAATAGTATTCATCTGATAATTTTTGTAAATATACGAAATTTAAATTTTTTGATTATCTCCTAAAGAAACGCCGAAACCTATGTCGCTTATTTCTCCGGTAGCTTGTGCATCTTCTTTTGGAAATGAAGCAACAGAACAACGACAATTAATAACCTCTTTAGCTGGGCCTCTAGGATCGCCAGGATATAACATTTGACTACCTCCAACGTTAAACGTGTCTTTTTGGTTTACTACTTTTCCGTTTGCTTCTTGATGCGTCGTTCTTGTTCGCTCGTCTGTTGCTGCTATCCATTCTTTTTGCAAATCTTCGGCCGGAAAAATTGTCTCTGCGGATGCCATTGTTGCAAAGTTTGCCGCGCTTGTTGCTTCCGTTCTAACCAATCTCTCTGCCTGAAATTTAGAGTAATTTGTAAATTGATTTCTTAAAATTCTAGTTTTTTCGTCAATTCCTGAGTTTTGAAAATCTATATCCGTCATTAGCTGCTGAGTTATTTTGACTAATGTAGCTTTTGCCGTTCCACTTACTAAATCAACCCTTTCAGCACCTACAGCAGAACCTAGAGCCGCGAATGTATTTTGCCATTGGCTAATAAATTCAGACGGATTAACGCCCTTTTTAATGTATTTGTCGAATCCTTTAGCGTACCATTTCGCAAACTGCAAACCAATATCCTCGTACAAGTTTCGATAAATTTTTATTATATCGCCGCTATAAAATAATAGTTGAAAAGTAGTCTGTCCGTCAGATAAAAAAGAATTAACGCCTTTAAAATACTGCTCTTTGTAGTATCTTTTTACTTTAGCTAATTGCTTTTTTTCGGCTTTTTTAAGTTCACTCTCGAAAGCCTTTTGCCATTTGTCGCGGTCTAAATTCAATTATTCGCCTTTTTGCTTCAGTAATTTATCAATATCTACATCAATCGAATTAGGTATATCTATATCGCTCGGATTGGTAGGTATTAAATTCGCCGGAATAAAATAATCGTCTAAAGTTGTGTTTTCTTCATCCTTTCCGTAGTTCATTGCGGCCCTCTTTTCATTTGGAGTAATCCACCACGCTTTAGATAACTGCTCTACTACTTTCTCGGTTTCTTCTTGTAATTCCGGAATAACAGAAAAATCAAACTCTATACATAAATTATCTCCAAATTTAGGTACTAGCCATCTGTTCAGCTCGTCTTTAATTTTAATTAGTTCAGGTATTACAACGTTTTGATATAATGCCTTTTTTGCTTCTTTTTGGTTATTGTATGAGCTAGAATCTGTATTATTTAGCAATTGTACCGGTACATTGTAAATATTACACAAATCTTTAATAGATGCGTTGTATTGTTCGATTAATGATACATCAGCAGCATTTAAACCAAAATTAACCCAAGACATTTTATTCGGCGTTATTATGATGTCTCCGGCCTTGTCCGATCCTTGGTGCTGTCTCCTAAATTTATCTTTTAATTGCTTTGCTTGGACTTCATTTAAATTACCCTCCTCAGACATTAACAAACCTCTAGCCGTTTGATTTTGTAAATATTTCACACCAGTTTGTACGGCTTCATTGTTTGTAGTTAGTGAGCGTAATCCGGCGCGTAATGGCGATTGTCCGTATAAATGTGATCCAGTTCCGTCGTAGTATGGGTTAAAGTCTTTTATGTGGCAAATTTCAGAAGCATCAATATACTTTGTGCCGTTATAATCTAGCTTATACTGTGATACCGGATTCATTAGGCCGTTAGATATGATTTCCATATTTTGAGACGGCATTACATACAACTCGCTAAACTTTCCTAAGTTGTCTCCAGTTTCCGGCCCAATACCATAGATATACCTATTTCCGGTTAATTTACCAAATGCGATAATTTCAGTAAGCCAAGAACTATAAGATTGTGCTGGATTTGGTCGGTCTAATAATTTATGTAGTTCAGTATCTTGCAATTCTATTAATGCGGTCTTTTGCAACATTGCCGCCTTTCTTATGGATGCCGAATCCATAAATCCCGACGTTAGCGCTTTATACCTCTTATAGTCGTTATCGTTTGTCTTTTCATATACTTGTAGCGGTATCGTTGTAGCGGCTTTAGTTATTAAATTTATTATAGAATAAATTGTCGCGTTTTTACGATATCCCTCAGTAATATACGAATCGTCGTTTTCATCATTCCAAACAATTGAATTACCTAAAAAGCTATAAATAGCTTTGTTGTACTCCTCGTTAGTATTTTGATTTTTATTTGAACGCTTGAATCTATCGAAAAAAGATGCCATATTTTAAGTAAGTAAATTTTCGTAAAAATACAAAATTTAAACAACAAAGAAATTGTTTATTAAGTTGCGCTCAATCGCGTATGATGTGACGTCGATATGTTCGTCGTGTTTAGCGTTTGGGAATGTACTAACTTGCTGTAAAAATGCGTCGTTCCAATTGTCTTTAACTAAATAAACTCTACCGCCCTCAATGAATGGTGAGGATGCTCTAGCGCGTTCAATTTTAGAGTATCTCACAAAGTTTGTAGTAAGCTCTGAAATATTGTATCTTGTTTCGCGCCTTAACAATTGCACTAACGATTTACCGGATGCTTTAGGCTCAACTAATATTTGAGACACTGGCACTCCACAAGATTGCACAAACGACGTTATAAAGTTTTTAAGCTCCGGCATTTCTAGGTACTTATCTATACTTTTAAAAATATAAAGATTATCGCCACTTTTACCGCTTATTTGTATTCCGGTTGGATCGTTTCGCGTGTCCTTGGTATAAGCGCCATCGATGTACATTTCGTAAACGATATCGTTCGGCAATTCGGCACGATTAACAATATTAAACCAATCCTTTCGCCACTCTCCACCCTCAGGAGGGGATGGCAATTGTAAGTACTGACCACTAAACGTATATCTATCCGCTTGGCGTATTGCTTCAAGTTCATCAAACGAATGCTTTTCGGGCCATAACGCTTTATTATCGTCATCTAATGCCGAAAGTTTTAAATGATGCCACTCCTCGCCGCTACCACCATTTAACAAATAGCCGCTTAAATCCTCCTCGTGTAATCTCTGCATAATAACGATAATTGGTACATCTCTATCGTTTACCCTAGATCGTATAGTAGTATTGTATCGATTATTTATAAATGATCTTCGAACGTCTGAGAGAGCGTCATCCGGTTTAAGTGGATCATCTATAATAATAGCGCCACCACTACCAGC